ACACTATCGGTGTATCCGTAGATTTCTTCTACGATCGTACAGACATGACAATTAGTCATAAGGCAGTACATCCATAATACAATGGAAACACATTTCCATTTCATTTACACATTTGGGGACCAAATCGTGTCTTCCACATAATTTACAGACAACATAAATCATTCTTCTTCCTCCACAGACATTTCGACCCACTCGAAATGGTCGTCTTCATAATATTTGAAAACAAATATCATTCTTCTTCCTCCAGGGGGATTACACATGTAAATCCCGCTTCGTCTTTACCTACATCGAGCGCCGCCCGGTAGGTCCATTTTCCACTCGCCAATTTGACTCGCCAATATAACTTCGCCATGTTACACGCTTGTAACACGACTACTTAAGAGTTTCAACAGCGTATTCCGCAGTTTTGTATATTTCATATCCGGCATAAACGCCTAAAACGCCAATAGCCAACATATCGCCGATCGGCAATGGCCCATCAGCAGCTGCCAAAAATGCAGCCAACTTGATAGCCCGTGTGGCACGCCTTAATCGACCACCTGCTTCAATAACTTCAACTGGGTCAATACCCATTTGTTTTGAAGCTTCAGAAATCAATAATTGTTCAACCTCTGAATAAAATTCTTGATCGGACCTCGATATTCCTTCTGAATATTCATAACGAGTTCCCAAATCTATGAGAGAACCTCCCATATTCAAGAACGAAGTCATTCAACCCACTCCGTTCCACAAAGTTCACAACAGCAATGAACAATTGGTTGTTTAGGATTTGAATCGTCAATGATGTAAATATCCATCTTTGTAGATCCACATTTAGGACACATAACAATCACTTCTTACGGCGCTTGTTTGTCTTTTTCTTGTTGACAGCAACAAGTTTCTTAGTCGATTTTTCACCGTTAGTGTAACGGTATCGAACTAATTTTCCGTCCTTCTTGAAGGTCTTACCATATTTGTAAGCCATCAAAAGCACACTCCGCTCACTTGTGAAATCACTTTATCGCTCAAGCCCAAAAGATGGGCCAAGATCATAACACCGATCAGTTCGATTCGGTTTTCTTTGACAGCGCACAAAATGCGTGCAGCTGCAGTTCCTGTCTGAACAGTCTCAATTGCCGGTGATGCTTCCATAAATCTCACATCTCCGTCATAGGAACCAAATGGTATCCACGAGTTGTACCTGGTAGCAATTCGATTTCAATAATCAAATCTGTTGGACTACCATTAGAATACAACTGGTCAATTCGCAATAGACCGCAAGGTGCGACCATACCACCAAGATTGAAAGTATTCACTCCTGTGGTACTGCGATTGAAACACCATGCTTTATTCTCTGGGTACAGATAATTCGCAGGAGTTCCGGGATAATCTTCTTGATCATACGGCAGTAGATTATTCCGGCCACGTGCGTTGTCAAGAACAACTTCATTGTCATCCCCGACATCAAACATCTGCTGAAGCCAACTGTTTGCAACATCCGGAGAAGCCGGGTCGGGTTCGGTTGGATAAGCTCTAGATTCAGCATAACCCAACGCCATGCCTTTCGTGCTTGCAGTATCAGCACCATGCATGGTCAAGAAATATTCATTCGTAACGCCTACAGCGCCGTCGTTTGGAATTACAATTTGTGAGTAATCCCAATCCCCAGCCAAAGGAGGCAGAGAAGTAACAACGGCCGACGGAAATGGCCCGACGGTATCGAATGGTCCCATGTTTACTGGCTCAAGATTGCCAGTCTGTTGATGATTTTTATCAAGATAAACCTTGAAATCATTAAATCGAGCCTTAGCCGATTGCGATCCGCCATCTTCTAAAGCTTCATTTTGTTGGCGTTGCCAATGTCGAAACGACTTTTCCCATGCGTTAGAAACAACCCATGTATTTTGCATTGCACTCACATAAACTGAGTTGCCTGCTGTGGGTGTACTAGCCGCTGGCATAGTCACCCTGATATTTGCAATAGCAACCAGATGACCTTGACGGAAGAATTTCCGAGCAAGGCGTGAACAGTCCCGCATCAAATCGATGTAACCGGATCCTTGTTCTGCACTCATCTTGTAATTCAACTTCAAAGGAACAGGTTGAATCTTTGGGCCCTTTGTCATAGAGTATTTTCTCTTTGCCATGGGCTACCCAGTAGTTGAAGGTTTATAATCACCCCGTAGCGCCAGCGGTCAAACTCTGTGACCTCCCTACGAATATTCTCACCGTGACACTCGCCCCGGATTCCAATCTTCTTCGCCCTTCCACCGAAGGTGACAATCTAAAATCGTTGTCATTCGTTGTTCGGGTTTAGACATCTTTGAACAAACAATCATCAAAGCCGTCTTGCGGGTTGCAGCAGCCAAAATGGCAGCGGATCGTCCCGCCCATAATCCGCACTTTACGGTGATCCATCACCGGTAAGGAAGATTGTGCAGATTTCTCTTTACACCGACATAGCCAAGGAGCTACACTATCGGTGTATCCGTAGATTTCTTCTACGATCGTACAGACATGACAATTAGTCATAAGGCAGTACATCCATAATACAATGGAAACACATTTCCAT